GAGCCAGATACATACCAACACATAAAACAAACAGTATTTGTGAAGGGTATGTCTGGTGATGCTGATCTAATCTCAGCGGTTTTAAATAAGATCATAACTTATGTTGATAAAAACGAAAAAGAGGTGGTCATTGGATACAAACCAAAAGAATAAGCCTGTGGTGATGTATCTCAGAACATCATCAGCATCTAATCTTGATGGTGACTCTGAGGAACGACAAAAGCAGGCAATACTTTCCTATGCGGAAAAGAATGCCATGGAAATTATTACTGGTGCCTATGATCAAGCGATCAAAGGTACTGACATGGTGATGGACCGAAAAGGGTTTGGTGATCTGATCGATTACTGTATTGAAAACCAGATCGATACCATCCTTTGTGAAAATGCTAGTCGATTTGCTAGGGATGTTGTCGTTCAGGAAATGGGATACAGAGAACTTCAAAAACTTGGAATCTCACTAATCCCTGTTGATGCTCCAGATTACTTTTCTTCTGGCTCACCTAGTTTGGATATGATAAGACAAATTTTAGGAGCAGTAAGCCAGTTTGAAAAGTCCAATTTAGTAGCTAAACTGAGGGGTGCGAGGGAGAGAATCAGATCCAAGGGTAAAAAGTGCGAGGGAAGAAAGTCTCTGGTAGAGATTTACGGACCTAAAATTGCAATGGTGGCAAAAAAATTGCATAATAATAAGAGTCTTTCCAAGGTATCAAAAGCCTTGGCCGAGAAGGGGTTTGTCCAGCCTAGTACTGGTCAACCTCTAAATAATACGCAAGTTTGGCGTTTAATTAAACAATAAGGAGATATATGCCTTCAGGTAGTATCATGCTCCATTGTGGGGCACAACCGATCCGTTACAATGAGATGAAGTCCATGCCTCATCCAATTCCGATGTCACCAACCCATGAGCCAGTTCCTCATTGGGAAGTTGTCGATCAACTGAAATTCTCACTCAATAAGATTGGGAAGTATGACGTTGTAAAAGAAGAGTATGGTATTTCTCACAAAGGAAAGCGTTGTTTTGGTTTGCTTTCTCTGAGGAACGGAGATGCTCAAGACGATTATGAAATTGTCTGGGCTTTTAGGAATGCCAACGACATGGCGTTTCGGGCCAAGGCAGGCACAGGTTCCAGAGTATTCATTTGTGATAACATGGCTATGGTATCAGAATACGAGATCGGGGCAAAGCATTCTCAGAATGTTAGATCCAATTTCGAGAGTCGATTAGACAAACTCTGCGGAACTCTCGTCACTCAGGGTGAAGCATTACATCGTCGATATAAGAACTATAAGAAGTTCCAAGTTGACAATAAACTTGCTGATCACTTTCTCATGGAATCTTTGAGAGCAGGGGCCATGCCAAAGACCAAGATTACTAAGGTCGATAAGGAATGGAGAGATCCTTCTCACAAGGAGTTCTCCAACCGAAATGCGTGGTCACTTTTCAATGCCTTCACAGAGGTCAACAAGGGGGCAAATTATGCCGACCAGATTGATCGAACCAAGATTCTCCACAAAACTTTCGATCAAGTGATCGAAGAGTCTACTGGAGTCTTATTTAACTGATCAAAATTTAGACTGGTAGTCCAACTGCCAGTCTAAAAAACTTTTGGTTTGAGTAGTTTTGAGTGATTTTGAGTAGTTTACTCAAGAAAATTTCGTTGAAAAGAGAACGTATAAAGTACTAATATTATTAATATAAATATATAATATATATATATATATAATCAATAAAATGGTAGTTCTTGAGTGTTTGAGTACCCCCCCTTATACCTCGGAGAGATTTCTCTTTCTCCTTTTGTATAGACCCCCCCCTACTCAAATACTCAAGAACCCCTATTTTTGGACACTTTCTTCAATGATTTCATGGCTTTATCGCTTGAGTAATTTACTCAAGATTTACTCAAACAACTCAAGAGGCAAAAATGGTAGGCAAAATTTTCCGTGAGCAGGCAAAATGTTCCATATGTGGGCACAAAAGGTCCATCATTCAGTTCGATGAAAAACCTTCAACGAAAACCAAGGAAGAAGTATGGTGCCCGAAATGCACAAACCACTTCACCCACTTCAGAGATCCAGACGATGCTCTGGAAGAATCAGTCGCACCGATTTAATGGCACGAATCCTGCAACACTAATAAAAAAAGGAGACACTATGGGCAAATACGTTTCAGATACATTGGACGAAGCATCCACTCAACTCACAGGACATACCAATTGGGAATGGATCGAGGTTGATGATGTGCTTCCTATCAACCGAAGACCAGAAATAGATTCCGTGGTCATATTCCTGAAAGATCCAGTCCCAAAAGAAACAACTGAGGAAGTAATAAGACTGGATCTAGGTAAAATGCTACTCACCACAGATTGCCTTAAAGAAGTGGCAGAGGAACTAGATTACGAAATGGCCGATAACCTGAAAGAAATGCTTGATGAACTAACTACCTTGGCAATTAACAAACTAGATGGAGATGACGATGATCACTAGAGAACTAAGAGAGAGTGTTAAGTTCAAGCAGAGTATCCACAACATGAAAAGGTGTCACCTACAAGACACAGGAGAGATTAAGACTCCCCACAAGGAACCTGCTGTATTCACAGAAACGAGGAACAGTCTTCTTGGAACCATCATTCAATGTAGTACTTGCGAATCAACCATCTTCATGGGGCATAAATAATGGCGATGCAATACGAGATTGACCAAGCAAGAGACATACGCAGAATTGCTAATGCTCTTGAAGGAATGAAGGAACGCCGAATCAAGACTCCCTTCAACGTAGATACCTTAAAAGTAGAAATCATGGTATGTTTGAAGGAAGAAGAGCAGAAACTAGCTAATGAATTAGAAGCTGAAGATGACGATGGAGCAACACAAGGCTGGATCGAAGCTTTGGAATGGGTACTTGCAAGAATCGAAGACCTTAATGGGGATGCGCCGAAGTGAGAGAGTCGGGTCTGACTGTAAATCAGATGTTTAATACTGAGAAGGTGCGAATCCTTCCATCCTCACCACCCCTAACAAAGGAAAGACATGAATTACTCTTACTCAATTGTTACTCTAGTAACTTTTTTTATAATCTGTACAGCATCCTGTACAACACCACCGAAAAGCGATCCTCTGAGAGGATTTACCACAAAATATACAAGAGATCTTTGGACTGTATGTTTTATTTCACACCGAAGGTCAAACCCCACCATCCATCCTAACGTCTTTATTCCAGTTTGCGACTGCATCCTAGACTCCACTCGCAAAGACTTCACTAGATCAGACCTTGACAATAAGACCCAAGGAGAAATGATTCCTTATTTCACCGAAGCAACAGACAAGTGCATGAAAGAATTAAAACAAACCTTTAATATTCCTAAAATGATATGACCAACTTACCAGAGGGGATTGATGAGTATGATGGTAAGTACATTCAGCATGGAGTGATTGGAGAACTCAAAAGCCAAGCATACTTCACCGAGAGAGGATTTCAAGTATACATTCCACTCAACCACATGAGCGAGGCTGACTACATCATTGAAAAGAACAGGAAACTATACAGAGTTCAATCGAAAGCAACCCAAGTTTACAGATCTTCCAGTTCAGAAAAGGAACATAGCCGAATAGGAACGATAAGAATAGACCTTCGTAAGAACCGAACAAATAAAAATACGAAGTATGAATTCTACGACATGAATTACATTAACATTTTCACAGTTTACATTTACGATATTAAGGAACTGGTCTTTGCAAGGAAAGAGGACTTTGAAGTAATCACACCGAGAGGCACAAAGCCAACTTCACTCCAAATCCGTGTCTTTGACATCGAAAAGGCACAAAAGAATACAAGAAACTCACTTGTCAAACCTTACACCGACTTCACAGAACCTGAATGGCTGTATGACTTATGATGCCTGACCTAAAAACGATCCTACTCCTATCCTTTGTGGTGCTTGGTCTAGTCGTAATCCTGGCACACAGGGAGATTACAAAACCCGAAAAACCCCCACGCATTGAATATAAGTTCATGAACCTGAACCTATAACCCTTATGTCATACTCAAGGTGGATCAACTCCGACTTCTACACTTACTGGATGTCCAGCGGGCCAGACAGTAAGAATGACCAACAGTTTGTCTGTCACTCTGACTTAATCACCCAACACATCATCACCTATGATCAGGCTAAGGACTTTTTAGTGGACCGAGAAGCCCTACAGCACCACATCAAAATCGATGAACGTGATGCAATAGAGCTTCAATCCTACCTAAAACAGTTTGTTGAGGATGTAGACAGAAAGTTCACTTCCCACGACCAGAAACAACCTCAATAGTTTTGGGTTTCTTATCCTCTGGCACGATTCGTGCAACATCTATCTCTAACATACCATTAATAAACGTAGCACCTTGAACTTCCATATCTTCAGAAAGTGTCCACATCTTTTCAAAGGACCGAGAAGCAATTCCACGATGTATGGTTTCCTGGGGTTTATTTTCAGTCGATGGTTTGTGTCTTACAAACAACTTTTGTTCAACGACTTCAACAGATATATCATCTTCTGACAACCCTGCCAGAGCGATATGGATCTGATAAAGGTTATCATCAACCTTGAGTATATTATAAGGTGGGTAACTTGACTGATTGGGGTAGTTCTGCAAGCGAGAACTGATGAGGTTTAACATATCATCAAATCCGAGAGTCGTATCTCTGGCGATCTGATGGAACAGTTCGATACTATAAGCCATATCTTCCTTTCAAAGCAAAGATTAGAATAGGGAGTCCCATTAAGGCAACTCCAGAAAACCTAATAATAACAGGAACATAATGGAAGTACAAGTACTCACAGTAAATACCAAAACTGGACGAACTCACTGGCAACATTCGCATCGTGGCATAGTTAATGCATTAAAACATTTAAACAAACATACCAGAAGCAAGTGTCATGTATTCTTTTTCGACATAAGTAACTGTTTAGAAAAGGAAAATGGTGAATGTAAACCACTAACAGGCTATAATATTGAGAGTTGGAATCCTTCAACACACCGACTACAACTTCACATTAACAGTATCGGTGAATCAATAATCAAACATGATAGAAATGAAAAAGTCGCTGAAACAGCGTGATCAATGGTATGGATACATACAATCTCATCTCGATGAACAGAGAGAAAAAGAAAAAGCCGAGCAAGAGCGCATGAAGGCACACTTCTTGAATCTCAAAAAGTTACATGAGAAACGCTAACACTTTTGAATACGAGTCTATGCTCGAAGAGAATCCAGACATGCTATTAATAGATGGTCATGAGTCTGCGATCATTGGTATAGGTGAGAGATTAGGACTCGATCCAGTGCTAGTGTATGATGAGAAGAAAATTGTTCACAACCTAATGGCGAAGAACGATTGGAACTCTGATGAGGCATACGAATTCTATGAATTTAATATCAAGAACTCGTATGTGGGACCAAGAACCCCGATCTTTTTAACGCCTAAATACTAGGAGACAGAATGCCTGAAAAACAGGAAAAAGCTTTGACCCCTACACAAAAAGTAGAAGTACTTCAAGAGGAAGTAGACAGACTCAAACAGCAAGTTGAGTTAGATCAGTTACGCCAGAAGTGGCGTAAAAACATCTCACTCCCCTACGATAATAAAGTAGATGTTCAAGTATGGGATGAATGGGGAAAGGAAGACCAAGAGAAAACCCTAATTGCTGATTTGCATTTTTTTAATGTAACAAGTCAGACCTTAGCTCAAGTACTTCATGCACTTGATGATTTGGTTGAAAATGGAGAGGCCGATACGGTTAAAATGCACATGACTATTCAAACAACATACGGAGACTACTAATGATAGTAAGAGTATTTAAACCAAGTTCAGGCAACTTTAGTGAGGCAGGTTGTCTCGACACGATTATCAATATGTTGTGGTCAGCAGACACTCAACATAACTTCCACCCATCAAATATGTGGATCTCCAGTACTACTGCCGACCACGCAGTAGATCGTTATGACAGGGCTTACAGAGACATCTTTGTAAACTGGCCTGGAAGAGAACCTGTTATTGCATACCTCTCAAACAGTCAGATCCCCTATGAGATCCTAAGCTATTCTCTGCTCCCTCATGAAGAGGAAGCCCTTGAGTCTGAGTTTCTCCCTGAAGCTATCAAAGAGAATAGTCAACGTGGATCAGACTGCTAAACACGATCCTGTCAACCACCCCAGTCACTATACGTTCTCCAAGATAGAAGTTTTGGATGCAATAGAGGAGTGGGGTGTTAACTTTCACACAGGCAATATCATCAAATACTTACTGAGAGCGGGACGTAAAACCGAAAACCCGATTCAGGATCTCCAGAAGGCAGAGTTTTACCTTAAAAGATTAATCAAACTGGAAGAAGAAAAGCTATGGGAATAGTAACCGATGCAAATATGATCCATCCAGAAATCAAACTAAGTCATAGTAGTTCAATGAACTTCTGTGGTATGCAACTCTGGTACAGGAAAGTTAAGAAGGCACCAACCTTTTACAACTTCTACAACGGAGCAGGAACCTTGGTTGATGCAGGTTACGAAGCAGGACTCAAGGCTCTCATGACTGGAATAAATGCTCAGTCAATCCGAAAGGCAATGGAAGACAAACTTACAGAGATCATGCCAAATCTTCCAGAACCAGAGATGGAGAAGTTAGTATCAACACTAGATCAACATGTTCTAGCAGTTGAAGGTTACATGGGCTGGATCAACTACAACCCACTGGAGACACAGCACTTCTTTAAACTGCAATTCAAGGGACACACCAGACCAACCACAGGATACATGGACATAGTTGCCGAGAGGCAAAATATGCCGCTTATCATTGACATAAAACGCCAGTCCAAACCACTCAAAAAAGCAAAGCATGAATGGATCATGCAAGGCGCACTTTATGCATTAGCTTTAATGAAGCAAAGAAGCCTGACAGAGATTCCTCAGTTTGAGAATCACTTAATCATTCCAGGTAAGGCTCCAGTATTCCTGAACACAGAACTGACACCTGAACATCTGTACACGGCATACAAATCGCTTACTGAATTAAACACCAGAATAGACAATGACTACTGGCCTTTAAACCGCAGTCACTCTCTCTGCTCTCCAATGTGGTGCGACTTCTTTGATCGTTGTCACTATGAAAACTTTGAAACAACAGAGCAACTGATCGAGAAGATTGAAATCTAATGGATGTTCAAGTTTATACAAGGTTACTCATACTAGAAAAGCATTTAGAATTGGCGTATGACGAAATCCGACACGAAAACTACGAAGAAGCCACAAGACTTCTCCTCAACGCCCTCTCGACCACAGGGCAACTCCAAGAAATTTTGGAAACAAAAGAAGAAAAGGAGCAGTCCAGAGTGGGAGAAGAGAAGGAGAGAGGACAGGATCGTGGTGGAAAGACTTCACGACCTTGGGTACCGAAAAGGTGGAGAAAACAATAACTTCCCATGCTTCTGTGGAGATCGACCCGACGAACACTCTGTATGGTGGTTGGCTCACAATACTAAGAAGGGCAATCACCTCTTTTGTCTACGCTGTACTAAACGGTGCTACGAACACGAGATAAAAGACACACTTAAAAAACTTTTTGAAACATGGAAGGCACAGAAGTTGCATGAATATGATGGTGATGATTTGGATATTAGTAAACTTTTAAGCATGTAAGCAAATGGAAAAATTCAAAAGGGCAATCATGAGAAAGCCTGAGAAAATGGTAGTAGAAGGAGAAGCAGGGGCAGGAAAGACTACCTTTGCTTGCTCAAGTAACACCAAAAAAGAACCTGCATTTGTAATCAATGCAGATGATGGTGGAGAAACTGCATTTCATAAAACAGGAGTCGAATACATACACGATTGCCTACCCACTGGAGATGTAAAGGAAAATGCTGCCAAGTGGGACACGTTAATGGATACTATGCGTGATGTGGCTAACGATAGTGGCTCCATTAAACGCATCATTGTAGATAGCGTAGACAAGATAGAAATGCTTGCCCAGGCTAAGGTATGCATAAACCATAAAGTTGCACATATAGAGGACATGGGATACGGTAAGGGGTATTCTTACGCAAGAGGGGAGATGCAACGCTTCCTCAGTGCTATGAATTACCTGCGTGACTCCAAGTCCATTCAACCGATCTTGATCTGTCACACACAGGTGAGGACAATTAACAAACCAACGATGGAGCCATACGATAGCTTCGTCCTGAAGTTACACAAGGCAATATCTGCCGACATAACTGAATGGGCTGACGTTATCCTATTCGTTGCATTTGAAACCATCGTAAAAAAGATTGAAACAGGCTTCAACCGCAAAGACTCACGAGCAATCCAGTCAGGTAAGAGGTTCCTCTACACCAGTGGATCAATGGGAGTTGATGCAAAGAACCGATTCAATCTACCTGCCGAAATTCCAGCAGACTGGAATGAGTACCAGAAATTAATCGACGATTTCTGGGGTGGCCCTCAAACACAGAACTCAGATAAAGGAAAATAATGCATCCGCATACTAACTCAGACATGGGAATACAGGACACTGCATTCTCAATCGAAAACGTCCAAGAAATTCTTGAGACAGAACAGAAACGTGAGCGTGTTGAAGTTCCACCAGGGGAATACGTCGCTCAAATTCAACGTCCACTTCCTGAGCCACGCCAGGACTCAAAAGGACACAACAAAATCCTTTTGCCGCTTGAAATAACAGGTGGGGATTACGATAGCAGTTGGCTGTTTGAAGCCATCTATATGAATAACCAGCACGATCAAGCTGGCAAAACTAAAGATGGAATTTCAAAGCGCAAGGTTGCCAGACTCGCATCTGCTGTTGGACTCAAAGCTATGAATGACTTTGAGGATATTGCTGGTAAGTTCGTAATAGTTGATTACGGACCTAACAAGAACGGATACAACGAGATCCGTTCCGTTTCATCGTTCTCTTCTAACCAGTCTCCTACTGGATCTTCTCCAGTAACTGATAAGGAGAAAGACGGCCTGCCATTCTAAGGCGGGGTTTCCTGTTTCCCTGCCAGGGGGTGAGGTTTCGTTCCATGGCCTTGCCCCCATCCTTATGACTGAAATGCACAAAGCAATACTACCTTGGCCTGTATCGGTTAACGCCATGTATGGTACAAACCGCTCAGGAAAAGTGTTTCTAAAAAAGAAAGGGAAAGCATACAAGGATGCATGTGGCATTATACTTGCACAAGAAAAGTGTCACTTCACTGGTAAGGAAGATCGAGTCTGGTTAACCATTGAGGTATATCCACCAGACAACAGGAAAAGAGATATATCAAATCTAATTAAAATAGTTGAGGATTCAATCCCTTGGTTCACAGATGACTCTCAGGTTGACAAGATCCTAATCGAGAGGTTTGAAATTGATCCAAGGAAAAAGGGGTACATCATAATTTGCTGTGGGGCGTATGACAAATCAACAAGACAGGACAAGCTATGAATACAGGGATGGGAATGGGCGACTCCTTTACCTTGTAGTTAAGTTTCCAGGTAAAAACTTCCGCAGACTACGCTACGACCAGGACGGTAAAGAACACTGGAACTGGGAAGGCGTTCAACAGGTTCCCTATCAATGGCCGAATATCAAAGATGCAAAGGCAATAGTCTTTGTAGAGGGTGAGAAGGATGTAGACAACCTTCAATCCATTGGCATCACGGCCACCACCATAGCAGGTGGAAGCAACGCATGGGGTCCACTCCTAAAGCGACAACCAGACTTCGTTGACAAATACTTTAAGCAATTTGAACACATCTTCATCATCCCAGATAACGATGAGGCAGGTGAGAAGTTTGCTCAGGAGAGTGGTGAACACTTCAAAGATTGTGCAAAGGTTTGGGTAGTCTCGTTAGGCTTATCCCAGAAGGGCGGTGATACCACTGACTACCTTGACTCAATAAAAGGAACACCCCAATCAAAGAAGGAGTCACTCCTGACTTTGATCGAGGAGAACAAACAACCATGGACTCCTGCCACATCACTTCTAAACCTGGACAAGTCTTGGAGTCTTGGCGAGTTAAACGTAGATGACTTTCTGAATGAGGACGAAAAATCCCAGGTTGAGAACAACCTCAAAGAAACCTTCGATAATATAATCGCCCAGCTTAGGGGGGTTTCTTGGTCGGGCCAAACGGCTAATGCGATATGCCCCACGCATGAAGACCAGAAACCTTCCCTGAGCATCACCTTAGAGCAGGACAAGATCCTCATGAGGTGCCACTCAGGTTGTTCTCTCAATACCCTCTGTGACTACTTCAAGATCAAGGTCAGTGAACTCTTCCTGCGCCGATCAGCAGAACTGAGGCATCATCAAAAGACCAATATACCAGGACCACGACCAGAGGAATTAAAAGAGATATGTAACTCCTTACTGGAACGATCAGATCCTGAAGAGTTTGATGATAATCTCATCCCTAGCATTCTCAAGGATCACATACGAGAAGCCTGCGAATTGACAGATGCAAACTCTGCAATCATGTACGGCACGGCTCTCTCTTGCCTTGGGGCACACGCAGGAATCAAGCTATCAATCAAACCACCGAACTATTTCGTACCTCTCTACGGCAATCTCTGGTGTTTAAGCATTGCTGAGAGTGGATCATTTAAAACCACGGCCCTGAACGCAGGGTCATCTCGACTAAAGGACCGAGAGGAAAGGATTATCTATGAAGTGAAGGAGTCTGAAGGTAGATTAAACGCTCTCCGTGAAGCTGGAGTGGATGATGACAATGATGAACTCCTAGAAACGATAAACGAACTAGAGAGATTCAGATCATTACGCAAGATACTGCCTAATAAAGCATCATGGGAAGCGTGTATTGATAGAATTGACGACACTGGTGGCGGTGTCTGGTTGCTGTCTGAATTCGGTGCTTGGCTTGCCATGTTGGAGACTAGCCATAATAGGGGGTTCAGGCAGCATCTCACCGAATTATACGATGTTCCTTCATACTTTGAGGATGTAACCAGAACCAGAGGAAGTAAGGTACTTAAACATCCATTTGTAGCGATCTCTGGAGTATCAACCATTGAGTTTTTACAGGGGCTACTTGGAAAAGATGATGCAGGATCTGGGTTCTTGGCACGATTCTTGCTGTTCAAGCCACCACCCACTGAAAACATACCAACTGCACTCCCTGTGACTACTAAAAAGATACAGGAACTGCACTCTTACAGACTACTCAGTGAGTTATATAACCAGCTTGATAATATCACGGTTCCGATAGAATATACTCTTACCTCAGACGCTAAAAAAGTCTTTGAGGAATACCACAACAATCTATTTGATCGCTTCAATAGCTCCGATGACAGTACCAAGTTCATCCTTGATCCGTTCCTAAAACGATGGAGTCCAGGTGTACTGAAGTCAGCTATTCTTTTTCAGTATTTGCTAGATAGCGAGAGCCAAACCATATCGGATGCTTCCGTTATGGCTGGGATCTCTTTGTCTCTTTATGCTGAAAAATGCACAAGACACTTGTTTCAACGTGAACTTGGTGAGAGTTCTCATCAGAACAAGCAAAGAAAGATTGTTGAGTATATTGCAGGACGAGGGGGAGCAGTCCTTCGACAGAAGTTACTGTCATCACGAATCCTAGATGGGGGTCATTCAGAGTACGATTACATACTCACATCACTGGAAGAGTCAGGAAGGATCATCATGGAGAGAATGGAAGGTAAGGCCGTGAAAGGTGGAAAAATAACTTTAATTCAAGGAAAGTAAATGTTGGATGAACTAATAAAAGATTTAGACCAGTACCAAAGCAGGGCAAAAGAAACTGCAATCTACCCAGATGAAAACTGGATGGAATATTTGTCAACTGGATTAGCAGGAGAAGTAGGCGAACTATGTTCAAAGGTCGCCAAGTCCTATCGCAAAGATAAGGATGTTAACACAGAAGAACTGATGTACGAACTGGGTGATATTATGTGGTTCGTCGCTCAGTTTGCAGGTCATTTAAAGTATGATTTATCAATCGTTGCCTCGGAAAACATAGCAAAACTGCAATCACGAAAAGAACGTGGAGTAATCCGTGGTGATGGGGATAAACGATGACAGAACTTCCTACCCAATACCAACAGTTTATCCATCTGTCGAGATACTCCAGATGGGACTACGATAAGAAGCGCAGAGAAACATGGTCTGAAACCGTAGATCGCTACATCAACTTCTTTAGGGAGCATCTGCAAGAACAGCACGACTATGATCCTGACGGAGAGATTGAGGAAATCAGAGAAGCAATCCTCAAGCAGGAGATTATGCCTTCCATGCGCTGTCTCATGACCGCAGGACCAGCTTTAAAGAAGGAAAATATCGCTGGCTACAATTGCTCCTACGTCCAGGTAGATAGTCCCAGGTCATTCGATGAGATCCTATACGTTCTTATGAATGGAACTGGTGTAGGATTCTCAGTTGAATCAAAATACACTGAAAAGCTGCCCATAGTTCCAGAGGAATTATTCCCAACTGAAACTACTGTGGTAGTTGCAGACTCAAAACTTGGTTGGGCAAGAGCGTTGAAGGAAGTAATGGGGCTTCTCTACTCAGGGCACATTCCTAAATGGGATCTCTCAAAGGTCCGACAAGCAGGTTCCATCCTCAAGACTTTCGGTGGCAGAGCATCTGGCCCTGAACCACTGGATAAACTTTTCATTTTTGTTACCGCATTATTTGAAATCGCCAGAGGGAGAAGGCTCAAGCCTATTGAATGCCACGATATTGTATGCAAGATTGCAGAGATTGTCGTGGTTGGTGGAGTCAGACGATCAGCATTGATCTCTTTGAGCGACCTGAATGACGACGAAATGCGACACTGCAAGTCAGGAGAGTGGTGGAAAGAAAACCCTCAGAGGGCACTGGCAAATAACTCAGCAAACTATCATGAGGAACCGACAACAGGAACCTTTCTCCGTGAATGGACCGCATTATATGATTCAAAGTCAGGAGAGCGTGGAATTTTCTCATCTAAGGCATCAAGATTGCAAGCCTTTAAACATGGGAGAAGAGCAGAGCCAAGAGAACACTATGGCACGAACCCTTGCTCTGAGATAATTCTCAAGTCCAGAGAGTTCTGTAACCTTTCAGAGGTCATTATCCGTGCAGAGGATAAGGAAGAAGACGTATTACGCAAGGTCAGGCTTGCTACGATCCTGGGAACTTATCAATCAACTCTTACCAACTTTAAATATCTCTCACGAGAATGGAAAAAGAACTGTGAAGAGGAAAGATTACTAGGAGTTTCATTGACTGGAATAATGGACAATGAACTCTTCGCCTATCCTGAACCTCACATCCTTCAGAACCTCAGAGATGAAGCGATCAGAACCAATGAAGAACTTGCCGAAAAGATTGGGATTAATAAGAGCGCATCCATCACTTGTATCAAACCAAGCGGAACTGTCAGTCAATTATGTGATAGTGCAAGTGGAATACACGCAAGACATTCTCCTTACTACATAAGGACAGTACGGATGGACAAAAAAGATCCTCTCAGTAGGTTCATGCAGGAGCAGGGATTTCCCAATGCACCAGATGTTATGAAACCCAACGATACTCTAGTATTCTCCTTCGCCATGAAGAGTCCCACCAAAAGTGTGGACAGGGACAAGATGAGCGCAGTAGAACAGCTATCAGTATGGAAGGACTATCAAGAATTCTGGTGTACTCACAAACCCTCTATCACTGTCAGCGTAAAAGAAGATGAGTGGTTAAGTGTGGGTGCCTGGGTCTATAATAACTTCTCTTGGATGTCTGGCGTATCATTTCTTCCTCACTCTGACCACTCTTATCAACAAGCTCCATACCAGGAGTGTACTGAAGAAGAGTATAATAAACTTTTAGAACAGATTCCTGAAGTCGATTGGTCTAAACTGTCAGAGTATGAGCAGGAAGACTATACTGTTGCCAGCCAGGAGTTAGCCTGTGTTGGAAACCAATGCGAATTTGAGCCAGGATGGACAAACCCCTCATGATTTTAAACAATCCCATTGTTCAAGCAGTCCTTGGATTAATTGTTTTTTATATAGGACTGAAGATGTTTAGTGGTGGAATGAAAGCAATGGGAAAGTTAGAACATCTGGAATACTTTATATCTAATCCTTACTGGATGTTTTTGGGCGGGATTGTTTGTACTTTACTCTGGCAATCCTCGTCCCTATCCACAACAGCAATCGTCGGTCTTGTAGCAAGTGGTGCTTTACCTCTCCACTCAGCAGTAGGAGCAATACTTGGCGCAAACATAGGTACAACTGGTACAATCTGGCTGGCAGGTATGATGGTTTCAGACGGAATGCCAACAGGATCTACAAGGCACATAGCTTTAGTCCATACAGGAGTAAATGCTTTAATGGCCGTGTCGCTCCTTCCTTTCGTACATCATATTGCACGGTTTATTAAACAATTTTAAAGGACTTATGCCAAGAAGATTACCATTTAGAAACTCAGAATATAAAAAGGAAATCCGTGAATTCGTCAAAGGCGGTGGTAAAGTTACAGTGTATCCCGAACAGAAGTCAGAAGAATTCTGGAATGGAGAGAATCCGTTTACCACTTGCCACCAAGAACCGAAAGCCCCAGAAATTGATCCATCTCCGTAACGAGAGGTTGGCAAGGATGGACCCCATCAGCCAACTTCAAGAGATGGTACTGGAGCAATCAAAACAGATACGGAAACAGAATATTGTTATAAAGGAATTGTCTAAGCGGCTCGACGAGCTTCAGCCTGAGCCTTGAGTGCGGCCTCTCTAGCTTTCAGAAGCTGTTTCGGGGGAACACTTTTCTTCACTTTTTCAGTGAACTCTTTAGTCATAGTTTGTAACTTCTCTCCGTACTCCTTGATCTCTTCCTTAATCTCAGACTGAGGACGTTGCATGATCATCATATCACGAACTCTACGCTTCATTTCACGTTGAAGTTTCTGAATCCTTGAGTACTCATATCGTAGCATCTTATTTCTTCCCTCTGGAACTGCAAGTGGAGAGATATTAATACCGCCCATCTTCAGGACTGCCTGGGTAGAAGTATACTTAGCTTCTCCATCCTTAGTTACAACCCCTGTCATTGATTCGTAAAGTCTTTTAATCGCACCAAATCCCCCTTCTGGTTCATTCGGTTGGCTCATTCCATGAAGCATCGGTGGCATACTCATATTAAAAAGGTAATGCACTATATCCATACCCTTTTCTGTTGGAGTAGTCGAAAAGTCATTAACAATAGTCCTTCCTGAGAAGGGATCTATTCCAGTGAGAGATGCAGAAGCGAGGTTAAGGAGTGGACCACCCATTAGACCAGCAGTTTTAATAGCTTCAACTGGTTCCCCAGCCTGCAACTCTCCTGCCATTTCCGAAAAGGTTCCCCATGGAAAGAGGTAACTGAGATCAATAAACTGAACCCTGCCATTTTCATCTATCCACGGCCACGGAACAATTCCTGCGGGAAAGATGCTCTTCTTTGCCTTGTTCCTATAATACTCAGCAAGACCAACCTTTAAGCCCTCGTACTGTTCCTCATCTAAATCGTTCTTCTCCTTGAATACTTCCTTGAGTGCAAACCCTAGTGCGTAATATGGAACAAACTTCCAGGGTTTCATGATCGCCGTTTCAATCATCAACGGAGCAACAAAACTGTAGAATGAAGCGAAAGGCGCACCGACAACTGCTGTCCTTAAATATCTCACTGAGGGAACAACATTACTATAATCAAATAAATACTTTTCTGCATTCAGTGCAGCATTATCGAGGGCATCCATTTCAGTTGCACTATAAGATGCAAGATCCTTTGGCTTTAGTTTTGCTTTTTGCATCTCGTGCATCAGCATCATGGTCTTGCCAAGGGCATCAATACTTCCATACTTGTCACTGCTCCAATCCCTAACCTTGTCAAATGCGCCCTTAGCATAGCCGAGAACCTCCATTGGATGTCCCTTACCACGTTCCATCCTTCTTGCCATGTCGTTGAACTCACGCTCAATCCTACCCATTTCCACATTAGCAAATGTACCAGCAGTCAGCCCCAGATCATTGGCTAGTTGTGCATACTGACCATTGGACCTTAATTCCTTAGCCGATTTTGCAAGGAGCATCGGCATCTTATAAAAAGGAACGCCTCCAAGATTCATCAGAATCAAGTTACTGGTGAAGTTTCTGACCCAACTAGGAGGGTTGGCACTGACCTTTGCCCATTTCCAGAACCTGCCAAACCTTCCCATAAGACCACCATCACCAAGAATCCTTTCGGCAGTACTGAGGTCGCCATGCATATTAATAGTTCCTCCAAGGATATCATCGTAAATCTCTTTCCTCAGAGGCATACCAGCAAGCATTCCGTATCTTTGTGTATTAGGAAGTTGTCGGTATTTGGAACCATCAAAATTCTTAGGCACCCCCTTTTCAGAAACATTCCTCATGTCACCAACAAGACTGTTAACCAGATCCATTTCAGTTTGGGTAATCACATTATCAAATAAGTATTTATCAGCAACGTGTTTAATCCTGTCTGCCTCATTTGCTAGCCAGAAAGCAGTGAAGCTTGCTCCTTGAGTATCTCTTAACTCAAGGTCTTTGATTAGCTTGGTATTCCCTTTAGCAAAATGTTTCATCCTTCCAAGGATGTCGTAGTCAATAAAGGTATCTGGAACAACCCATGCACGATCTCCTTTTGCCCCCTCTACGGATATCTGCTCTAAGAGGTTTAACATTGCAAGGTCTGTCTGGGGAGTAACCGTAGCTTTTGCTGAGAGGAATGCAGGATCTTTAACCTCCCCAAGAATTAGTTCCCTAATTCCTTTGGGAATATCTTTCCTGTTTTTAAGGTAAGCCATATTTGAAAGTGTACCTCCAGTAATAACTGCCTGATAATCATCTTTACTTAGCAGGTGCTTGAAGTACATCCTTGGCAAATACTGTCCATTGTATTTATTAAGCTGACCTTGAGACATTAAACCACGTTTAACCAACTCATTTCCAATAGCTTGTATCTGCCACTTAGCGTTTTCAGCAGCTTTTCTTTCCTTTGGATCAGAAATCATATTAGAATTAGCCCCAATTGTGGTCATGTAATCATAGATCTTATCGGGCTGTTTTGTCTTCCGTAGTATGTCGTACAGTTCACGACCTCTCTTCTCAGCATTATATATTGTTCCCTTTGCCTTACGCCTAAGAGCCTTATACAAATCAGAGTCATTAAGAGTTCCCTGAGCAACCAATCTATTAGTCAGTTTTTTTGCCAGCTTATAACGCCACCCAGTTTTCTGCTGAGGACCGCTTGTAGCCATCGCAAAACGAGCAGCCCTGGACAGGAGTACCTTGGATGCTCTTATGTTTCCTTCAGGCGCAAATAAAGACTCTGGAGACATATCTGAAGCCTTAGCCCTTGGTACTTTTGAGAAACGGATGTCTTTGCTTTTCCTGCTGAAAGACCCCATATTAAAAGGTGACTTGACCTGTTCAGGGGAAAAGGAAACAAAAATTTCAGGAACACCTCCCCAATCAAGTTCAGAGTCTATATCCAACGATGCTGTATCAGAATGTGATTGTATTCCGTCGTATCCCTGAGCTTGCAAATCTTTTACATATTTCTTTATTTGTGTCTGGTCCATGGACCCCATTCTTTCACCTAAAACATTTGCTTCAAGAGGACTAAGTATTTTAGGATTCTGAATACTTAAATATACAGGGATTATAGTTCCACTTTTAGGTGGAGTATTGTTTGCCTTTTCTTTATTCCTTTTTATTTTAGTAAACCCCTTCCATAATTTGCCTTCTTTTAGAGCTTTTTGTCTGGCTTTAAGGCTTTTAAAACTATTATTGTATTCGTCATACACTTTTACACCCACTATTCTTTTAAGCCGTGGAGTTCCAAAAATATCAACAGCTTTTTCTTGATAAAAAAGATCAAAAGGAGTAAAAACAGAATTACCTTGAACAATTTTTTTATCACTGTCGTCAGCTATTAGCGCATATATCTTTTCAGGCTCCCACCATGTTTCGATTTCCGATCCTCCATCTTCAATTTCTTTTAAATTGATTTTGTGTTTTTTGGGGTCATAGTTAACTTCTTTAGGTGCCCAATTCATAAAATAATCGTCATCGTATCCACTATAATTTGCAGCTTCGTCTGGAGATGCAGTAAAATATGATGCACCTTTAAACTCAGAAAACACATTTTTAGTTCCGTGGAAAAACATTTTAGGTTTTCCCGTATTTGACACAGCTTTTGATTTTCCGAACCACTTCTTAAATTCTGGACTATCTATTTTTCCAGCCTTAGAAAACCTCAGATCATCAGTTTTTGAGGGTTTACTTTCTGCTCTTAGCGCACGTTGGATCTCAGGAGTAGTCCTGGCAAACTGGGGAACATCGTCAACCAATTCCTTCCACTTGGCCCCGCCAGATTCAAAGCCTTTGAGTGCTGTAACACTAGGCGTTACATTCCCTTTCTTTTTTTGTAGATATGCCTCACGCCCCTTCATTAGGACCGCATTAGCCAGTTCCTGCTCTCGTTTTCTTAATCCAGTTTTCAAGGATTCTCTAAAGGAGTCCCGAAACGCTTTTGGAAATTTATCAAAGTCCATCAAGTCTTTAACCAATCGTTCAGGCCAAGTCTTACTTTTCATTGCCTCTAACAAAGTTGCATCGACGTAACGCTGTGCATCTTCTGCGGTTTCTTTTGGTGCCCTTGCAGGATCAAATCTTTTTTTATCGTACTGCTTTAATGGTGCCTTCCCTCCAAAGGACACGAAGCGGTCAAAGTCTGTTGGTCTGCGCCCCTTGGAGAACCTTAGATCCGTACTTCCGACCTGAAACTGGGGATCACTTGGAGTGGTTTTTGTGACATTTTTTGCAAGGACCAATGCTCCCACTTGGATAACTTCATCTGCATTAACAACGGGGTTTCCGTCTGCCTTGTCGTAGAAATAGGAATGTCGGAACGGATTCATACCAACCTGAACCCATTCTTTAGAATCCATAAGTTCCTTTGCTTTTTTAAACAAAGTTTGTGGATCATGGTCTTTAAAGTTTCCAAACATACGAGCAAAAGTAGATTTATTCATCCCCTTTCCTGTCACTGCTCCTGTTTCCTCTGGACCTTTTGCAACTTTTATTGCTGATCTAGGGTTTGATTCAAAAGTAACCCCACCAGTAAGGTGTGCGGTTTGAGAATAACCAATAGAAGCCCCTCCCTTTTTTGTGCCATCATGGAGAGAAACAACCCACGTTCCAAAACGTGAATAAGCAGGAATATCAAGCCTTGCGGCAATCTTACCACCCAGCTCACGAATTTTTTCTGTAACCTTTTTGTCTTTTTTATAAATACCAGTTTCAATCTGTTCAGGCTTTAAGGCAGTATTAATTTCAGCAATCGTTGCAATCTCAGCCTCCTCTTTAGGGATTGAACTGATCGGCATCCTCTCACGAACTACTTTAATGTATTCATCCTGAGTAATCTTTCCTGCCTCATAATCCTTAACTGCTTTAACAACCTCTGGGTCACGCTTCAGATTAGGAATCTTTGACTTACTAAACCTTATAGACGTATCGTCATCCTTTCCCTGTTCCTCTCCTTGAACCTTTTCCTCATCAACTACAGTATCAGGCTTGAATTTAGCAAAAGTAGTTGGATCAAAAGCATCACCAGTAATAAAGTTTTTCTTTCCTCCAATGTAGTGACGTTGAACGTCTGCAAGTATTGCTCTGACCTGAACATCTGATACTCTATTTTTTCCAAGAAGACCAAGTAAAGTACTCTTTAATCCATCTCCAATTTTAGAAATAATATCTGGATCTCTAACTCCATACTCAACAAATTTATGAGCTATATATTCTTCAGCAAGTTCACGTTTTTTACTTTTTGATAAGTTGTTTATATCATCTGCGTCATCTAAATAAGCAAGCTTACCTTCTTTGCTGAGTGCCTCTTTTGTAGCCCAATCATTAATTTTTTCTGTATTTGTTTTGTAGAAACCGTCAAGAAATGTTCCAAACTTTTCTTCACCGACAAACTTTTTTAGACCTATATGTGTTATAGGTTCATGGAAAATTCCAATCTGTGATCCAAACCGTATTGCATCTTCTCTCGTGGAACCTGTAAGGTTTGATGCATTAAGGAAAACCTTTCCACCATCAGCCGTTGGGAGAACAAAACCATTTGTAGTGGCTAAATATTTTCTGGCCGCAACAAGGTAAGGATCATCTTCTAATCCAGTTCTTTGAGCAAAGTTTCCATCTTTGTCTTGGAACTGTGATAGTTTTGCTTTTGCTAACTCATTGGCTAATACTTGAGCATCTGCTTCTGAGTTTTCCAGTATTGTGTATTTTCCAGCAAGGTTTTTATTTCTTCTCTCAACCTTTTTAAAAAGCAATTCCCACTCTCTTTTACTAAGAGTGACTTCCTCTTTTTTTTCTGTCTCTGCTTGTTTTTGGTCTTCAGTTTTTTCAAAAGTTGTAACATCACCGTCTTGTTTGTTCTGTGAAACAGACCTTCTTATTCTCTTTCTTTCTGCCTGAATTTCGGCGGCAGTTCTTATACCTTTATCTTGTTTTAAATCAAAAGTATCCTGCTGAAAACCTGGCTCTGGCTCTCTTTTATCTTTAGCCAGTGCAACAAGTTCTGCTTCAGTAAAACTTGTCTTCGGTTTTTTACCAGTTTGTGTTCTTACTTCTGTCTGTTTTTTTCTAGCAGAGGCTAAAGTTTTCTTTTCCTGAACTTTCTTTTTTAGTTCAGCCGACTCTTTTTTTCTTCGCTCTTCCCTTTGTAACTGTTCTGTTGTTGCTTTTGCATCAGCTTCAAAATCACTTAACCCTTCAGCACTAAGTTTTAATTGTTTATTCTCTTCTTGAATCTTTTTAATTTTCTCTTTTTCCTGTTCTAATTTTGCATCTTGAAGGTCTAACTTCTTTTGCTCATTGATATTTCGTAATTGAGATTGGAGTAGTGTTTCTTTTGCTGTTCCTACATCATACTGTGCTATCCTGTTTTTAATGTCTTGCGCTGTTGCTTTTGCAGGATCGAACTGTATTCGTTGTTTTTCCTGTTCTAAAGCAATCTGCTTCTGGACATCCTTATAGTCATCAATTAATTTTTGATCTTCCTCTAACCTCTTTTTTGTAAAAGTGGCAGAGGCATTAACCCTTCCATCCACCTTACCAACAGCACTCTCAACCGCAGTAAACCCACCACCTGTTACAGCCTCTTGTACCAGTGATTTAATAAAGGTTTCCTTTGCGCCTGGACCCATTGAAAGGATCTTCTCACGGAACTCTTCTGCCTTGTGTCGTGGAAGCCCATAGTCCACAAGATTGTCCACCGCATCCTCTGCATAAAGTTCACGATCCCACATCTCAGATGCAGTACCCAGTCCAGTATCTGCGGCCCACCTGAGTAGCGCACCGCCATACGGAATGTAGGATGCCATTTCAACAAGACCAGAGGTGTATAGCCTGTGACCAAAGGAGGTCTGTGAGATGTCTGTTGCTATCCTGTCTATCTTTTGCTGGTCTTCTGGTGAGAGATCCTTGAAGGGCTTGTCAGGATCAACTCCAAGCTGTTCTCGTATGACCCTTTCTTCCTTCGCCCTTTCATAAGATTCTCCTGCAACCTGTGCAGATCCTGCCAAGTTACCTGCAACCATACCAACGCCACCACCCACAAGGAGTGTGGCTAAACCAGCAGGGGCTAATGCACCAGCACCAACAGCTAAGGGGGCTGCAACCGTTGCGGCTGCTAGGCTTGTGGGGGTGCCACGAATCATTTCACCACCACTAGGAAAATCTTCTCTAATCGTTTCAGGAAGAAGACCATACCATGAGTCTGGATCTTCTTCTAAAATTTGATCAACGGATTTGGGTTGTGGAACGAGTGCGGCTTCGGCTAGGTTTCTTTCTCTTCCCTCCTGTGCCCAGTCCTTGAGATCCTGGCCCAATTCAGGTTGACCAATATCCTCAAGGAAGCCTCCACCAAGCGCACCAAGAGAACTGAATCCACCAGCCTGTGCTTCATCAACGCCAGCTTTAAACTGGTCCCAAGCTCCTGGGTCTTGTACTACTTCAGGTTTTGGCTGGTAAGTTTCTGCTCCAATCTGTGACATATCAGGCAACCCTGACTGTTGAACTTTATACTGATAGACTGGATCGTCTTTTCTTACATCATCTTCATTGAGATTATTCTCCAGGGCGTACCTCTTGACTGCCTCATCGTGAGACTCCCCTGGTTTTTTATTAAATACTAACCATTTAGTCAGGGACATGATGATCTATTTTCTTCCAGCTTTTAGATTTTGATCTTCTTGTGCTATATAAAATTTAGCTTCATCGGGAAGTTTTGCATACTCTTCAACATTTTTTCTAAAAAAATCAACAATAGCTTGTGAATCACTAACCAAACTATCTATAGCTGATGCATCCATATTAAAAGCCCTTCTCCTTTTTCTCATGTAGGAGCCTAAGTCTTTTTTACCAACTTTCATTGCATCAATTACATTGTCTGGACTTCTAAGGAAACTAAGAAATTTAGTCTGGTACTCTTTGCCCCCTCTTGTCAATTCATTAGCAAATGCTTGATCAATTAAAGGTAAGTTTTTTTCAACAGTATCTACTACTTTAGGGTTGGGCTTTGGTTCAGGTTTTGGGTTAGGTTCTGGTTTAGGTTTAGGAATTTTAGCAGTAGTTTCTTCTTCAGTAGCATTTGGATTATTAACTTCATCTTGCAAAGCTCTTATATGTTCAGTTGTTAACTGCTGAACCATTAAATGAGTATCCCCATAAATATCAGTCATTGATCTATTTACAAACTGATCCATTGCCCACCCCTTGTAAGATTGAGGTGTAATTGCTGAACCCTCTTTTAACCCAAGAGCTTTTCTTAATCCCACAAGTTGGTTGCTTTCTGGGTTATTATTTTGGAGTTCATCAACTGCCTCCCACGATGCAAAGCCCTGGCTTTCTAATAGATTACCTAGATTAGTAGTAGCCCCACCTTTTTGAGGCATATTCATTTTAAAAAGATCCTCTACACTTGCACCCTTTACCTTTTCCTCTGCAGACAAGTATAATCTTTCTTTTGTGTCGTAATAATCTTTTCCTTTAACGCCAATTCCACTTAACGCTTTAACAACAGCACCATCTTTCATTAGTTCCTTCTTTTCGTTCTCCATGTACTGCTTCTTCATTTGTTTATAGTTTCTTTTATCTTTAAAAGAAGGATGTATTTTCCCTAGCTCGTTGCCAATTTCTTCCATCATTACCCAATTTGGAGGTTTCCTTCCAGCAGCTTCTTTATACTGATCTTTTAGCATAGAGAATTGTTTTTCCTGCACTGGTGTTAGCGATTGGCCTACATTCTTTTGTGCTTGTTCTAAATCAATTTGATATTTAGCTCCTTGAAGTTTAGCGTTTTCTAACTTCTGAAGTTGAAGTGCAGACTTCTTTTGTGCAACTGTTAATTCGTCAGGATCAATGTACCCCCACTCCGCTAACATAGCCGCACGATTTTCTTGGGGAATATGCTTTAACATTGCAAAGTGTTCCTGTCGTTTAAAAGACTTCTTTAATCTACTCAAATTCAAAGTAAAACCTGTACTCTCATCTCTTACATGAGTACCATTGGCCTCTTTTGCCGCAGTCTTTTCTTCTCTGGGTAGCTGTGCAATCTTCTTTGGAACTGGTTTTTCTGCATCAAACTTAACTTCAGTTTCTTCAATCGATCTATATGCAGGAGTGCTTCTTCCTAGCTTCATCTCTTGTAACTCTGCACCTTGACCAAATTTTGCTTCATCTTCGCTTTGTGGGGATCTTGCTTGATCTATTCCACCAGCAGCATCTATATCTTGGGTTCTTGTCCTTACTATGTCTTCAGTAAGGAAGTTAACTGGATCATCACCGCTAATTGTAGACTCCTCCAGTAAACCAGAAGGCTCATCCGTTGAGATCATTTGTTCCTCAATCATTGGAGCATTCTTTTCTCTTTTGATAGCGTGCATTCTCCCATCAATTACTGGATAGCTCCACTCCCCAGTACTTCCTTCTGTTGCCTCCATTGCTAATTCGGTAGGAACTTTTTTAGGTGTCAATAAATCCACCTCGGTCATCAAGGGTTTGTCTTTTGCCATTAGTGCTTCTTCCATAAGACCACTAGACTGTTTCTTAGGCTTCAATACATCTTCAAAAGAGCCACGACCTTGCTCTGTTGCTAATGCTTTTTGAAGGCTTTCTTGGTCATTAGCTTCGGCTAAAAGAGTAGATACTTCCTTTTGTTTTTGATTTTCTTCTCGTTCTTTTGCCGCCTGATTTGCTAATACAGCCCTCCTTTTTAGCTCCTCCATTGAGGGTAATCTTTGGTTTCCAGGGTTAGGAGTATCTGGTCCTAAATTACTTCTTTTGAGGGCTGTAGCTGGAACTGGGCCTTGTTCAGGTTTAGGGATTTGATCCCTAGACTTTTGCATTGCCAGGTTAGTGGACATTTGAACATCCTGCTTTGGCATATCAGGAATGTTCATTATTCCAGGGTCATTATTATTAACAGCGGATACTCCTTGACTTGCCCTGGTTAATGCACTTTCTCCTTCAGGCTGTGCTTTCGTTGCATTCAGTGACTTGTACCTTTCAAGTCCAGAAAGAAACCCCTCTTGAGCTATCTTGTTGGCTCCACTCTGATCCTGTAATTGCATTGTCTGCATGGCCGTTGAGGTTTCATCTGAAACCCTTGGCCTTGCTTCTTTTTGAACAAGATTCCCTTCAATAGCATCGCCAGTTTCTTTCGCACCAAGAGAGTCGTGGTACCTCCCTGTAACACTCTCACCAGTCATATTGTCAGTGACAGTAACGGTCTTATTCTGTTTGTCTACTCTCCTAGTGAATCTAGCCATAGTTATCTTCCCAGTTGGCTTGCTTGGTAATTACTCATGTAATCCCCACTAAGTTGTGGAGCATCAGGTTCAGGCATTGCTCCTGAAGGTTCCGTCACATAATTTATTTTTCCGTAATCAATGTTTTCTGGCTTTGAGAATGCACCCAGAAAACCTTTATCTTTATACTCTTGCATTCTTTTTCTATTTTCTTCATCACGTTGACGACGCTTCCTTGCAAAGTCAAAAGCAGCCATTTTATCATCTTCAGTTCCAGTTGCTGCAATTGTGTCTAATCTTGACTGCATCTTATCATCAGCAAGTGATTGTGATGCCAGGTTTTTGGCAACATCTCCTGCGGATTTGGCAGACATTGCAGTACCAAGACCACTTGCCAGCCCAACCATATCTCCAAACTCATTGCGCTCCGCACCCTCTCCAAGCATAACGCTGTCGATCATCTTACCACCGCCTAATGTTTCACTAAGCCCTCCAGTGTAGTAAGCAGCAGCCCCTCTTAGGCCAGCACTAACTAACTTTTCAAAAGGAGATCGCTTGGAGGCTTTCTTCTTATCTATCTCAGCCTGACGAGCCATTCTCTCTTTTTCAGCCTGATTCTTTCGAGCTTCACCACGCTCAAAGGCTGAAATCTGTTGCTGATAATTTACTGCGCTTGGATTAAAAGACATTGTTCCTCCTTACCATAATCCTGTTGCACTTCCCAAACTGCCGAGGAATCCTCCACCTCCACCTCCACCACCTCCTTGGGCGGCAGCGTTAGAAGCAGCAACGGCTCCAGCGTTATCTCGCTGATACTGCATGGTTTGTTGTGCAATGATGTCATTAAGTTGGGCTTGAGTATAACCACCCTGTTGATCTATAAAGTTACCTTGTTGTGCCAATCCTCTCATTTGTTGGTTGGTCATTCCACCAGCAGATTCTAACGCACCCATGCCCTGACCCAGCATACTTCCTTGCATCTGTGATCCCTGCATACCTGCGGCTAGACCTTGGCCCATCATACCTGCTGCTCCTTGCATACCCTGGAGTCCCATTCCTGTGGCACCACGATACATTCCACCAGCCTGACCTGTCATACCTGCTTGCTGACCAATTGCGCCCATCTGCCCACCTGCGGCACCCATCTGTCCTGAGAGTGATGCGAGTTTGGCTTGTTGCTGTCCTTGTGCGCCCTGCATCCCAAACTGACCAGCGGCCTGTGCGCCAGCCATTTGCTGACCCATTAAGCCCGCTTTTTGACCTGCACCTTGCATTCCCATAGCAGCGGCTTGACCAGTCAGTGCGGCCTGTTGTGCCCCCAGATTCGCCTGTTGACCTGCGAACCCTGCTCTCTGTCCTAGCAATCCTGCCTGTGCTTGTTGTTGTCCAAGCTGTTGTGCTTGTGCTTGCATCTGTGGATTGAGTGCGCCCAGTGCAGATTGAGTCATGCCAGCGGCCTGACCTAATTGACTCTGGCCCATTTGCTGACCTTGGAGTGCAGAAGATAGTCGTTCTTGTCTTCCTGCGGAAGCCTGATCAGATGCTGACTGCTTCTGAAACTGTGCAACCTTGGCGGCGATCTCAGAAGGGGATGCACCAGACTGAGCCAACTCTCTGCGTAGCTTCTCTTCACTACCCTTCTGACTTGCCATCCTTTGCTGTTCCATTTGACCACGAAGTTGTTCACCTTGCGCTCGACCAACATCACCTGACATTGCCTTGTCAGCAAAACCAGCCAGTTTTTCTTCGTACCCCTGTCCTCTTTGACCAAGGCTTTGTGTTCTATCTTCAAGACCTTGCATTCTTGCTTGCAAACCTGCGGATTCTTTTTGGAAACCTTCCTTTCCAAATTGTCCCTTAGCTGTTTCAACGTCAGAAGCACCAGTTCTAAAACCTTCTTGTCCTTCTTTAACGGCAGTATCTACGTCACCTTCCAACCCTTGCATTCTGCCTGTAACATCAGTTATGCCTTTTTGAGCGGCTGAAGCGGCATCAGCAATACCTTGACCATCAACGCCTTGATAGGCTTCTCCAATTCCCTTATAAACATCTCCCATCTTACCTGCTTTACCAGCAAGCCCTTCCATCTCACCAGCTAAACGCTCTTGAGTTTTTTGTCCCTTTTGTGCCTCTTCTTGAAACTCACCAGCTTTATCTTGAAAATAACCTTCAGCGGCATCACCTCTAGTCTTAGCATCGGCGGCTATTTCATCAAATTTACTCTGGTATCCTTCTAACTTACCTGAAAGATCCCCAAACCTTTGAGTCCCTGTCTTAGTTTCTGCTCCAAGTTTTTTTGCCTGATCCTTGTAATCCTCATACTCGCCTACAAGGTTGCCTCTTTTGCTAGTTCTGTAGTCCTCAAGGCCCGCTTTTCTTCCTGTTTCCATTCCCTCAGTCATTCCTGCCGACTTGCCTTCGGCTTTAGCAGCATCAATATCAGCCTGGGTAAAACCACCACCACCACCACTACCACTACCACTACTGCTTCCACTACCACCACCGCCACCTCCACCTCCAGGGGCATTTATTTGTGGGCTATCTCCTGCGCCAGGAGAGTTTCTTAAATAATCTCCTGCTGATTTAGCCCAACCACTTACCGTATCACCTACACTACCCCATCCAGAACTTCCGCCTGAAAAAGCGGTTGTTGAAGGATCACTTGAGGCTAAATCTCTATCAGTGTTATCATCAAAAGTTTCAACAAAAGACGGGACACCATACGGGGTCATTTCGCCAGACCCACCAGCCCTGCGTAACATTTCCATCTCTCTCTGGTTGACATAGGCAAGGCTTTCTGGCTCTGCACCATTAGGGGGTCTATATGTCATTGGAACCTCAGTCATTTGCTGTTTGTCTTCCTGAAGTTGACGAAACAGATTCATCTTCTCTTCCATTCCTTGACGTTGATTCCTATTTGCCATCTCTTGCTGTGCAATTTGCTGTTGAAGTAATTGCTTACGTTGCATCGCTGCTTGCTCGTCAGGAGTCTTTGGCCCCTGCTGTGGCATCATTGGTGCTTGACTTGCTCTCTGCTTGGCAAGTCCCATAAATCCTGGCTCTCTCATAATCAACTCGGTGGTGAAGGTTGTGCTGGTGGTTCTTGATCTACTTGTGTTACATCCGTTTCAAATAGTGCAATATCTCCATCCCCATCTAATTGCACCCATTGTAATACTTGTCCTGTGGCTCCTGCTGGAAGATAGTCTTTATGTGTTTTATATCCTCCATCTTGAGGTATTAAAACCTCTGGCAACCATTCCTTAAATAGTAGTTCTCCATCTAAGTAAACCCCTAATTCAACATCCCCTTGATAGGTCACTTGATACTCTGAGTGAGTTTTTAAACCACGGTAAAACTTTGGAGGCAAGGTAATCGGCCTTGCTGATAAAATTTGTCCCTTTTGTGCAGATGAGATAACTTGCTCAATATGCGGAACATAACCGTATGAAAGAGGTGGAAAATAAACTTTTCTCGTATCTTGTTTTTTACCCTTCCTTGGTATAAGTGACAAGGTTTTCTTGTTGCTATTGTTAGGAAAGATTGGAGTTTCATCTATATAGAGTCTTAACTGTAAGTTGTTATTAAATGTTACCTCAAAATACTGAAATAAACTATTATTTCTGAACTGTGACTCAGGCACAGCTTCAAACTGATGCCTGACCACATCAGGTATGTCACAACTCATTTGACCTACATAACCATTTGATCCCTTTGGAAGAGAAATTCTTCTTGTCTGACGAACTGCATGATCAGGTAATGTTTTGCCTGTTGCGGTAAGGATGTCAGCACCATCAATTGTTACCTTGACAGTCGGTTGTCCTAGATATTCAAGTAATAATGACTGGAAAACCTTTCTTTCCTGAATCATGTGTAATCCGAATCTTTTTCTGTTTCTAGTAAGAAAACTTTATGCTCTAATTTCTTTACAACTGAGTTAAGAATACGAGTATTATCAAATAGTTGTCTTAAACAATCCCTTATTTTTTCATCTTCTATTTCAAAGTAAAGATCAGCATCAGAAGTTCCTAATTTTACTGCCATTAGATTGCCTCTGCATCAAACACCATTCCTGAGATCCTACTGGTTTCTGTTTCGTTTGTGACCAGATGAGGTAAGTGACCTTCAGTCATAGAAGGAAAATACAATGTCGCAGTACCTGTATTTCCTGTCCCAGGATCAGTTAAGGTAGTTAATGCTATCTTTTCAACAGCATCAATCTTTGCAATTATTGAGGGTGTTCCTGTATATGTTAGGTTAACCGCATTAAATCTACGCTTTGATTGTTCAGAAAGCATCTCATATTTAACTGATATTGACTGTATCTTCCCAGTACAATTTCTAAACTCTATTGATGCTCTATTGGCAACAGTAGCACTAGCAAGGGATAAAGCCCTGTTAAACTCTGCTTGTGGTGTAGGAAAACTAAAAGTATCAGTAAGATTACCATCACATTTTATGTCAATATTTCCTGAAAAATCACTTCCTGTTATATAAATAGTTTGATATACCTTTTCAGAGGTAATGTCACCACCTGTAAAATCTCTAGTTTCAAAACTGTAATTATTAGACAGGGCTGCTCCTCCAATAAAACCAGACTCTGTAAAGAGTTTATTAACAGACGCTCTATATAGCATATTGGAAGCATTTATAGTGGACTTACAAATCTTAGTGGTCCCAAACCTCATATCAACTTTCCATCCCTGTCCACCAGATGTAAGCAAATAATAAATATCATCTATTACACCAGCTACATTCTCGGCTGGAGTTCCGCTTGGTGGTGAGAAATCTTGGATTAATGGCTCTGTTAAAACCTGTACGTTTCTTCCATCAAACATACAAATACCTGCATGAGATACATATATAATGGAGTCACGAATATTCCCTATGGTCTTGTGCATCCCCATTGGAATACCTTGAACTGTAGGAATTTTAACCTTTCTCATTTCATTGTGTGCATTACCATACACCCTATGGGCACCAAACTCTGTAAAGACTACTGCCTCACCACCTCTTGTGGCGATCCCTGTTATTTGAGCATCAAAGTCTAGGTATCCATCAATAGCAAAGTTGTTTGGCTTGGCGTAGTTACTTATGTGTAATCTCTTGTCAATCGCTCCTACAAAAAAGTTATTGTACTCTGACAAGTACTGTAGATTGTATGGAACTTCAGTTGGGTCGTTGATAGGTTCTATTTCTATCAACGCTCTAGGTGGGGTGAAATCAAGAAAAGTACCACAACCATCATGGCCGTTTCCATTGTCTGCATATACAGTAGTGGCATCCACATTGGTACTAGCAAACATATATTCCCTGGTATCTTCATTAAAAGGTTTACCAGTATTCGGGTCAACAGCCGTTGATGTAAACTTCACAAAGAAATGTAAGTCTATCTGGTGACTTGCATTACCTCCGTAGAGCTTATGGTCAGTATTTGTGTCAGAAAAGTAAGTGCTTTCTCCTGCGTTATCTGCTGCTTCCACTACTGCGGTTGCTGTTGCATTACCTGATACTGTTACGGAAGGAGTACTTTCATATCCACTACCTTTATCTGTGATAACAATCTGTGCGACTGATCCACTTGATATATGTGCTTCTGCCGTTGCTGTTTTTCCTCCAGAACCGCCAGGAGCAGCTACTGTAACTGTAGGCACTGATGTATATCCGCTTCCTGCGGAAGTAACATTGATCGCTGATAGACCTTTAGTTGTGTAAGTTCTCCTACTTCCAGTCGCTCCATAGCCATAATACTTTACAAACCATTCTGCTCCTGTTGGTAGATTGTGGACCTTGGCTGTTACATCATTAGTACTTACACCGACCTCAACAGAAACTGGAGATCCATCCTCCTGTGCAGTCAACAAAACATCGTGCATCTTTTTAACAGTTGTAGAGGTTCCACCTACCCTGTATAAAGCAAACTTACCATAGAAACTGTCATTAGTATCTTTATCATTAATTTTAACCTTTGGTAAGACAGGCACAGACCCCTTGTCTCTCCCAATGTTTGCTGAACTAAGCCCCATTGATGAAAGTGATGAAATGCCAGATTCCCCTCCTGTTGCATCGTCAAACCTTGCAATACCATACTGAAATGGAACAGGAAAGTTTTGGGTGTACCAGTTTGTTGAGTGACCGTCAGCACGATCAGAGTTAACTTCTCCTAGCTGAGTTACAGTTATAATGGGTGATGGGCTTGGTATTTCTAGTTGGTAAACATTGCTAAGAATACCATCAATCAATCTTATTGGAGTTGTATTTACACTGATAAGAACATTAG